AACGTGTCCGGGCATGTTTGCTTTGCCTTTGTATACATCCTTGTCCCACTCTAGTCCTGAATAGTACGTAAGTTTGTTAACACGCTTTGGTGTACCAATTTCCCAAGGATCCATTTCACGAAACTCTCTACGGAATTCAATAATACGATTAATTAATTCATCATTACTTGTTCCTGTTAGTGTTTTAAGCAGTAGCTCATTTAAAAAGTCTTGCATAAACGGAGGAGTATCACTACGTTTAAGATCCAATCCCATTGCTTTTACTTTGCCTGGTTTATCGCCTTGGTCTTCTCTAAAGCCTTCGTTGTCATACACAAGAATTGCATAGCGTTTTTTCTTAATAAAGATGCCTGCACTTGCACAAACTTCACGACCCGCTGCAATAATTTCACCTTGCTCACGATTAAGTACGTTGTGCGCTTGTGCCATATAATCAGGAAAAGTTACGTTTGCTTGTTCGCATACTTCGTCGTATATTGCTGTAACAGTATCTTTATTCCAGTCAATTTCTCCAGATTCTATTTGAGCTTTAAATACAGGATAAGCACTAAAATATACAGAATCAGTATCGCCGTAAATAATACTAGTTCCAACATGGTTATATTCTCCAGTAAATAATTCATTGACTTTTGCTCCCATATGTCTAGCAATAGTTCTTCCTGTTAATGTTGTACTTTGGCCCATGCGTGGATCATTGAATCTACTGCCTGGATTGAGAAGTGCACCATACAAACTGTTCAAGTTAATCTTTTTAACTAGCTGTCGTTTGTCCCAGTATGTAAACTTTTCGTCATCTACACCTTTTGCATCTTTGGCGTTCTTTTGCAGCACTTTACGTTCTGCATACCAACGCTCTAGCAAACCAGGAATAATACCTTTAGTATCCTGTTTAATGATAGTAGCATTACTACTAAATGCCCAGGGCTGGCCGCTTTCAAAAATGATCTGATAAATCTGCGCACCAGTTGCCATTAATTCTTCGCCGTTTTCAAAGTCAATATACAACTGTACATTTGTGTCTTTGTTCATAACAAGTTCATATTCTGGACAAGCAAACTTGCCTTCCCAAGCCCTTGCTGGTTCCCATTTAAACTCATCTAGCATAGGTACAGTATGCGTATGTCTAACTTGCCCTACAATTGTTTCTGTACTCAAATTAAGACTGCGCAGAATACTAGGATACAGACTGTTCAAGTCCATACTACCAATCCATTCATGATAACCTTGCTTGGGTGTAGCAACATATGCCCCAGCCGCAGCAACTGATTTAGGATAATGATTTTGCACTTTGTCGTGTTGTTTGTCTGGAACAATTAATCCACGATGATGCGCTTCATTAATAATGGCTTGGTCTGTAACAGCAACCGCACCCATTGTTGTTTGTACAAGAACTGTATTGTCATGTGCAATAACGTTTGCAAGATCAATAAACTGTAGCTTCTTGTCTAATTTAACAAGTAGATCAACGTCCTGTCTGTTATAGTCAATAAACGTGTAGAAGTCATTGTTGTACAACTGATCCAATGTGCCTTGGTATGCAATTTTACGTTCATCAAGTTCATATTCACCAATTGCATCTAAACTGTATGAATGCATTTCATGATATGTATATTTGATATACAGTTGCATGTAATCCAAATGCAAACGTCCAATTGTATCAAATGTTTCTTGTGCTTTGCCGTAACGTTCAAACTCACGGCGTTTGGGATATTGATGCCACAAACAAAAACGTCTAGTGTTCTCTTTACCAAGTACACGTGCAACACGGTTAACCATGTATGGAATATCGAATCCTTCGCTGTTCCAGCCACTCATTACATCAGCATCGTCAATCAAGTCCAAAAATGTTTGTAGTAGTTCACGTTCACTTTCCATAAGGAGTGTGTCTGGAAACTTCTGACAGATCTCTTGTGCTGTTTCACGTGTTAATGTTTTAGGCTTACACACAAGACAAATTGTACGTTCAAGCCAACTAAGATGTACTGCAATAGCAGTAACAGGATTGAAGGGATCACTGGGATCAGCAAATCCTTTGTCTTTGTCAAAGTCAACCTCAATATCGAAAAATGCAGTGTTTAGTTTGGGAGGCTCTTTACCTAGATAATTATCAGCTAGACATTTAAAAACACTGTTAACATCACTTTCAAATAGCTGTTGTCCACTGTATAGTTTTTTCTCTTTCTTAAACGCCTTACCGTTTGTTGTGCTAAAACGTGAAAGTTTGTCTCCAAAGATACTTTCAAATTTACCTTTAGAGTCTTTATAATAAAAACTATAGTTTGCAGGATATTCACGGTACTCACGTCGACCATTTACACGTTCTGCTATGTGTATAATATCTCTATCTCTATCAAAGTGTGCGTCTACATACATTAACTAACAAATGCCTTTTCTTGTACAAATGTACCTTGTGTACGTTTGTTACCTTCGCTGAAGCCTAGTGCAGTGAAGTGTTCTTTTAAGTCGTTGTTAAAGTCCATACTTCCACATAACATTATACGTTGATACTCAGGATTGTCAATCTTAACAGTGCCGTCCGCCATAAACTTTTGTATACGACCTTGTAGTTCCGCAGTCTCTTGTGTTACTGTGCTAATATATTCAATAGGCATTTCATTCAAGAAGTCACGATAGCAATCTTGTTCTGCATGTGTTCTAGTAGTCCATGTTACAGTGATGTTTTCAAACAAGTCATATGTTTCTGGTTCACGTAAAAGGCTAATAAATGGTGCAATACCTGTACCACTAGCCATCATTACCAAGTGTCCACCTAGTTCTAGATTGGCAAGTATAAGTGTACCTGTAGGTTTCTCGCCTACTTTAAGTGTATCGCCCACCTTAATGTGTTGCAGTTTACTTGTTAGCGGACCATCTTGTACTTTAATACTGTAGAACTCTAAGTAGTCATCATATGGACCACTAGTAATACTGTATGCACGACTGGGAGTATTGTCCAATCCTATCATGACAAACTCCCCCGCAGTAAATCTATAACTGCGAGGACGCTCTGTTCTAATCCTAAAGAGTTTGTCTGTGTAATGTTGAACCTCAATGACATTGAGATCTAGCATTAGTGATCTTTCCCGACTGCTGCCAATACTTCTTCTACTTGACTGAAGCCTTCTTGTACTTTAGCAAATTCTTGCTTATAAGCAATGCGAATAGCTTTATTAATTGTTGCTGGTTTCATATCTAGTTCTTCTGCAACTGCTTTTACAGTATCAGACAATCCACCTTTTAATGTTTCCACTTCACTTGTTACTTGAATACCTTCGTTAATAATTTGTTTAAGTTTTGTGATTTCAGAATCACTGAAAGACCGTGTAGGCATACGCTACCTCCTATTAAAGTTTATATGTTGTGAATATAAGACAAAAAAAGCGTTTTGTCAACGCTTTTCTAGTTCTTCAAGACGTTTTTCAATGCTGTCTATCTTTGCTGTAATCTTAGGATATTTTTTACGCCAAGCATCTTCTGGTTGTTCTAACCAAGTAAGTCCCCATCGTTCTACTAAGTAATCTACCATACGGTCAAACTTAGCATAACCCCAAAGACCCAATCTTGTAGTACTCAAGTATGCCAGTACCATTGCGCCTGCAATACTACCAGCAATACTTGTATAAATCCATGTGCGATCACTCGCCATGTTTTGTATCATATCCCACATACTATTCAGCTTTCCAAATAGTCCATGCACCCCATGCAATTGCTGCCCATGCAACCAGATCAACTGGTGCCATTAGCATCACTAAACCAACCGCTATCAGCATCGCTCCATCCCAGCTGGTTCTTTCTCTTAGTCTGTTTTTTAACCAATTCATTGTACTCTCTCCAATATTTGTTTCGATCATTAGTTGAAGTTCTTGCTTCTTCGTGTTCTTTATACTTCATTACATAATGATCTATATCCATATCAATCCTCTCCAAATAGCATTGCTAAACTTTTTGGACCCATGATACCATCTGGTGTAAGTCCGTTTTCTTCCTGCCAAGCCTTGACATGGGCTTCAGTGCCACGTCCAAATATTCCGTCCGCACCAATCTCTAATTCTTCTTGTACTGCTCGTACTGTAGGTCCACGTGATCCTAGCCTTACTGTTTCGTATACAATTTTGCTTGGTTCCCAATGTCCACCTAGTACTTCCATTGCATGATGATAATGTTTTTGTCTATCTTCTAAACCAATGTAACCGCCGTTAATG